ATGTAATACGTGTCGGCATGCACGGTCGCCAGCGGTCCGGGAAGATTGGCGGCCCCGCTCGGGTTCCAGTAGTCCTCCATATAAATCTGCTTAGCCTGCGCTTCCGTCAAGTCCTTAACATTCTGCGGCCAGCCGGGGCGCGGCCTGTACGATGCTTGGTTCACGCCGAAGTTGACAGGCGCACCATTGGCGTCGCTCGGCGCGTAGCCCCCCTCGTGCTGCCGCGTGAATTTCCAGGACGCTTCAACGTCCGACGGTGCTTGCATCGTATCCGGAACCGGGCCGGGCGCTGGCGCTGCGGTCGGCGCTGGCGTGGCTCCACCTTGCGGCTGACCGCCGTACGTGCGCGGCACGCTGATAACACTGCGGCCAGTCGCGTCGCTGCCCACCGACATGACCTGGTCAGCGTACGGGTTGCGGTAGACTTCGCGGCCACCCTTAACGATTGCGCTGCCGGGCGCGACCACCTGCATCTTCTCGTCGATATCATGCAGGATGGCGGGGTTGGCTATAATCATCTGCCGCCACTCGACGATCTCCTCGGGCTTCATGCCAAGGCCATCCACCAAGATGGGGGTCAGGGAATCGTACGCCGCGCCAAGCTTCTCCGGCGTCGAGTCCGGGGCCATGGCGGCGGGGCCGAGCAGACCGGTAACAGTCTTCAGAGCATCCATCGCCTTGGCGCGCTGCGCTTCCTGCGCTGCTGTGGCGTCGGCCTGCACCTGACGGCGCATATTCCAGCCGATTACGGGGTCGACCTTGGTTACGCCTTCGATCGTGCCAGCCGGGTCCCGATCAAAGTTGACCATCGCCTGCGACAACTTCTTTTCTTTGCGTCGCTGGCGCCACGTATCGCCAAGAGCGATAGCGTTTTGTGCGAACGCCTCAAATCCATTAGGCATTGAGGAGCTCCTTGTAATCTACTGACATGAAATTGCCGACCTTCGGGCCAAGCGCACGCGGCACCTTCTTGGCGATCTCCTGCGCCATGACACCAATGCGCTTCACGGCGGTGGAAGGTTCGCCCTTGTACCGATAGGCGTGCAAGCCGATAGTCTTGCCGTCTACCTTTATGGAGCCGATGCGTTCCTTGTCCTTCTTTAGCCGCTCGTCGCTAGGAATAAGCCCGGCGACGCCAAGACCAAAGTTCAGGAAGTTGCCGACGCCGCTGGCTTTGCCCTCGGCCTTCTGCGCGCGTAGCTGACCGATCTGCTCGGACGAATTGTTGCTCGCGCCCATCAGGTTGCCCATGACGCCAGCGCCGATACCGGCCGACTGTAGCAGGCGATCCATGTAGTTCTCGCGATACTTCATGGCGTTGTCCTGGCCCCACTGCGTGAGAGCCTTCAGGGTGGAGCCGCTGTTAAGCAGGCCCTTCGCCGCCATGTTCTGATTGATGGCTTCCATGCCCTGCTTCGTGGTGAACTCGTAGTCACCCGATTGCAGATACTTCTGGAAAGCATCCTCCTGGCCCGCGCCAGTCAGGAAGCTGTTGTAGCTATTGAACGCATCGCCGCCACCAGTGACCCAAGGCGTCGCCATCGCCTTGTTTTCTTTGTAGACATCCTTGGCGAAGTCAAGCGCCTTATCCATCTGCTTGCTCGAGCCGCCGCCAAACAGGTTATTAATGATACCGCCCATCACTGGCCTCCTTCAAAGACAAAATGTTCTTGCTGCGTGTCGGAACCTAGGGACCGGAACCCGACTATCCTACATAACAAGCGGCACGCGCGCAACTGCAAGGGTATCGCCGCCACAATCTTAGACGCATCATAACGCTGCCGCAGGTCGTCCATGCACCACTTGATGGCTTTGCGGGCTATGCTGCCGCGCCCGTGCTTAAGGAACCCGACATGGATTTGGTAGACGCCGGGGCGCAGCCCGACGAATATCACAATGCCGTGGCCGTCCTCACAAGCATATATCACGTTGTTCGGATTGCTCAGCAATTCCGCGGAGGACACGTAATGATCCCCCTGCTCGATCGTGGGCCGCACGTCCGGGTGATTGGCTATGGCGTCAACCAGCTTATATGATCTTGTCTTGAACATCAATTGCCCTCCGGACTATTGATGCGGTACTTGCAGTTGATCTTATTCGCGAGTGTGTCGTTTGGCACGCGAATGTAAATCTTGTTCGTCGTCACGCGCAGATTGGTGTTGGCAGTTCTCGCGGACTTAGCGTCTATGCTATTAGCGCGGGACGAAATGCGATCATTGGAACCCGACTTCCCAAGATGAATAATCATCCTTATCTCATGCGCGCCGGACTCAACTTGATTGACCGTGCCGCCGCTTATCGCGGTGCCAGCGCCGCCAATCGTATCGTAGCTGTACAGAACCCAATTGTTATCGTTCTGTATGACTGACATATAACAATTGTTCACGTCAGGTGATATGGCGATCGCCATGTATTCAGTCGCGTCCCTGTCGCACTGCAAGACCATTTCTATCTTATCGGTGCCGGTAAGCGTTATGGATTCTGACGAAGCAAACCAATTACCGCTGTTCCACAGAGCAGAAGTAGTCGTGAAAGTCAGGTTTACCCAATCGCTGCCGCCGGAAGGATCCTCCCAAGCCGGGTCCGCGCCAGCGTCATGCGTCGTGAGCACTTGCCCATCATCGCCGGGCGGCAGGCGTTCCCATTCGGTCGCACCGCGGAACAGAATATCGCCGTGGTCCGTGCCGACCATAAAGTCCAGCACTTCGGTCAATGTAAGCTGCTCAACGGGGCCAACGCCGCTGTCGTCACGGGCTATGATGCGAAATTGGTCCACGCTCTGTAGCCCGGCATCTACTGCATCGTCGGTCGTAGCCTTCTCCTCCAGCAATTGCTGAAGCAACTGGATAAAGTACGGTGTCGGCGTGCCCGGCGTCTGTCCGTGCAGGCCGCCCGGCATGCCTTCCGCGTGGATAAGTGGCACGTCATGCTGAAGAGGGTTTAGTTTAGTCGTTGCCAACTTTACCCTCCTCTTCGCCAAGGTCCACGTCCAGCGCGTTGATGCGGCGGGTGTATCCAGTATCAATGATCTCGAATATCATACCGGGCTCGGTTATTTGGCCGAGGCCAACCCACGAAATGTCGTACACTTCGTCAATCTGGTCCATGACTAATTCGCCATGGTTAGTCCAGCTTAGGCCCTCGTCCACACTAGTCCGCAGGGTGATGCCCACGCCCGCGCTAGCTGGCGCGCCCTGAGCCACTGTAAGAGTCGCTCTGTAGCATCCTAGCGCGTTGCGCAGCCGCAACGGCAGCATGCCGCGAACGACAGTGCGGATATTCGTGCGAGCCTCGATGCCACCACCGGAATCGTCGTCGCTACGGGCTTCTGGATCGATGTTCCACATAAGGCCCGCCGACAAATCCCCGCCAACATTTTCCTGTTCCCAGGCGAAGCCATCTATGGCGCGCCAGCCTTGGATAAACGGGCTCTTCCACGAACACCATTGCCGCGTGAGGCAGTCGAACACGATTGTCTTGCCGTTGCCTAAGTTCAGCACGTAGAAGTCGTGATCGTCCTGCGGGAAGTGCCATGCGCGGGCGCGCCGGTCATCCGCGCCAAACTTGATAAGCAGACGCACAAGCGCCTGACTTAACTGCGCCTCCCCGAATGCACCGCCAGCCATAACACGGGCGCGCACCTGTGACGCCTGTGCTTCCTCGGCGGGGTAGCTGATCAGCGTGCGAACTCGCAGTTGGGACGCGCGCAGTTGCGCCGCCTCTTCGCCCAACAGCGTGCGGGCGCGGGCCTGCGTCAGTCGTATGTTTGCCGCCGTAAAGATGGTCCAGGTGCGAGTCTCGCCCGCCACCCACGCGGCCATCCCGCTTACCGACCATTTTTCGTGGTACGTTACGTCGTCGTCCGACCACTCAATGAATATGTTACGCGGGTCTTCGCGCGCGCTGTCCGTGCGAACTGTGTAGACAACTTCCTGGATATCCTTTTCGTTGCCAGCGCCGAAGTCGTACTTCCACCAATGCCCGCCGGAAGGCGGCGCGTTTCCGCCGGTGGTCCACATGGTCGCGCCGTTGTTATCTACGGCATTAGCGGCGGCGATGAACGCGGCGGAGGCGCTGGCCGTCCCCGAGCCGGTTAGGTCCGGCCCGGCTGGCGTTCCTCGCAGCTCAATTTCCATTGCGCCCATGTAGTCACCAGAAATAGTGGTGTCATTGGAACGCAATCTCCAGTAACGGTGGGCTACCATGAGTTATACCGTCCTATCAATCTCGAATAGCATGTCGTCAACTTCGCTAGGCGTCCATGCTGCCAACGTATCCGGCGAGATGTACGACTTGTCCCACCAATATGTGGAAGCGATAGTAATCGGCCTGTCATCGCCGGGGTCCCAATCGACGCCGTTAGGCGACACGCGCATCAGCACTTGGCAATCACCGCCGTCCGTCTTAACTAGGCGGCCAATGGGCATGACGGCTCGCACACTGATAACGTCCGGCGGCAGGTTGGTCATGGTGAACACGGTTGGCGCGGGCAGAGTATTATCCGCGCTGATGTAATCGCTGTCTACCGGGCCGCTGTCGCCCTCGTCCACCAGATCGAAGCCGGTGCTGCCGGTGGACGGCGTCCAGCCAAGCGAATCGTCGCCATCCGGTATGATATCGTGCACGGCGACCGCTCCTTGGAAGTCGTTGATGTACGAGCCAGTGCCGTCCCAGAATACCACGTCCTTGTAATATACTTCGCGCCCGTTGACCTGCGTGCTCTCCGCAGCCTGCCCGATAGTACCGTTCGCTATGTCAGTCGCTCCCAAAGCCAGCCCGGAAAGGTTGACTTTCAAGATACCGTTGACCTTGATCTGTATCGTACCCGCGCTAGCGTGCCGCACGATCTTTGTCTCAACGTGGTTGTAGGCGTTGGCAATCACGGAATTTGGGTCGCTCGTGTAAAGCAGCGTTCCAGCAGCGTTGTAGACCAAGAACTGCCCGGAAGCTCCGACTTCCATGTAAGCGACATAAGTGTTCGCCAGCGTCCTGAACGCCCAATGAGCGTTGCCCTTATTTGTGTCGCCGATCGGAAATTGGTTCAGCCACAGGCGGAAGGCTACGCCAGCGGTGGAAACGGCGGCCGGAAACGTCAAACGAGAAAATATGAGACTCCACGACCCAGTCGAGCTGCTCTGGTTAAACCTGAGAACACGACCGTTGGCGCCAATCGTGGGATCGGGGTCATTTACGATGGTTGTGAAATTGCCCGCGAATGCTCCTTCGTGCGCGGCCCAGATGCCGTTCAGCATATAGTCGCGGTTTGAACCGTAAAGCCCTTTCTGCCCCGAGGGGAAATCTGCCCATATAAGCATCTTCGTTCCTTAAACTGTGCGGTCAATTTCAAACAGCATGTCGTCTACTTCGCTCGGCGTCCAAGCACCACTCGTGTCGGGCGATACGTACGACTTGTCCCACCAATACGTGTTCGCCACCGTGATAGGGCGATCATCACCGGGGTCCCAATCCACGCCGTTGGGGGAGACGCGCATTAAGACTTGGCAGTCGCCGCCGTCGGTCTTGACGAAGCGGCCAATGGGCATAACAGCCCTAACCGCGATAACGTCCGGCGGTAGGTCGGTCATGGTGAACACCGCTGGCGCTGGCAAGGTGTTATCCGCGCTGATGTAATCTGCGTCGTCTGGGCCAGTGTCGCCCTCGTCTACAAGGTTGAAGCCTGTCACGCCAGTGGAAGGCGTCCAGCCCATGGAATCATCACCATCTGGCACAATGTCGTAGACAGCGATGTTACCCTGGAAGTCGTTGATATAGGAGCCGGTGGTATCCCAGACCACGAGGTCCTTCCAATAGACCCCCATGCCAGTTCCGCCGCTGCCGTCAATGCCGCCCATTTGGAACTGCGCGATATTGCTGGAGCTCAGCGCCAGCCCGCTAAGGTTCAAGTCGGCCACAGCCAGCCCGGCCACCTTAACCTGGAGAGCGCCCGTGCCCGCGCCCTTCGTGACCTTGAATTCCACTAGCTGCCAAGCATTCGCGGTCAATACTGGCGTAGAAGTTCCCAGCGGCGTGCCGTTCATGCCGTTGCTGTCCGCACCCGAAACGGCGACAATCTGCCCGGTCGTTGACACGCGTAACGTGAGAATATCTGTGTTGTCGTTCTTGCGGAAGGATATGTAGGGACAGTGAGTAGAATCGACGGGTAGGGAGGACATCCAAAGCCGCACGCCGATACCAAGCGTTGTGACTTCAGCGGGCAGGGCAAACCGCGCGCCGGTGGACGAGTTGCCCGACGAGGAAGTGGATGCCGGGGTGTACAGGACGAAGCCGTCGCTGCCAATCTCCGGATCAGGGTCGGGCTGCAACCCGCTGGTGAACGGGTTGTCAGAAGCGGAGTAGAACTGCGCCCAGATGCCGTTCAGCATCTTAGACTCATCTTGGCCGTAAAGCCCTTTCTGCCCCGAGGGGAAATCAGCCCATATAAGCATCTTCGTTCCTACTCCAAGCCCTGCTGAGCGATAGCATCGCGGATCATCTCCGCGATACCGGGGTTGCTGATCGGTTCCGGGCCGCCCTTAACGTCGTACACCTTGCCGTCGGCCCCGACGACAATAACGCTATCCTTGATCTTCACTGCCGTGCCGCCCCAGATACCGCGGTCGAACAGCCGCCCTTCGATACGCTGGAAGGGAGCGGCGGCGTTGCCTGTGTGACGCCACACTTCAGTCGTCTTACGGCCAAGGAGCCAGAATTGATCGCCAACGGTGCGAACCTGTAGCAGCCAGTCCGGCGATCTCTCAGCTTCAAAGAAGTTCAGCGGGTCAACGACTATTTCGCCGGGGTTTATCCAATAGCACCGCTGCGAGTTGCCCACGACGACAATCGTGTAGTGGTTGATAGAATCCAAGCTGACCGGCGGCACGTCGTCCGGCATAACGATACCGGCCAGCGCCGCCACGCCATCGGTCTGCAATAGCTGAACACCGTCAGCGATAAACACGCGCGGGTCAATATTGCGAATGCAGATGTCCGGCACCGACATGGGGTCGTCGAACGCGATGAGACCCGGGATGAGCGTGACCTGGTCAGCTAGCTGCGTGCCAGTCACCGGGTCGTACTGCTTCGCGACACGGAACAATTCCTCGCCGGATATCACAAAGGCGTCGTTTCCAAAGCACCCTTCTTCGTACGTGCCTTTGCGCCAAGGGCCAGTTCCGATCTCCGTGCGGTAGCGCAACGCCGGGCGCAGCAACAGCGAGACATTTTCGATCAGGTGAGTTGGGTTCTGCTCAAAGAACAGATTTTCAATGATAATCTCCGGCTCCTGCCCGCGATTGCGGCGGAAGGCGTCAATGGCGAGGCGTATCTTCGTCATTAGCTCATCCACAAATCGCTGCGCGGGGCCGGGCCTTCGTCGTCCCAACCACGCCTGCCGGTATCGCTCATACGCAGGACCGCCTCAGGCGCTCGTACGTTGCGCTTCTGCCTGTAAGTGGCCCGCAACTTGGCAAGGCTGTCCTGAAGAGTGTTAGCCGTCTCCGGCTTCACACTGCGGCCATAGCGGGGATTAAGTCGCATCGCCAGCGCCGTCTCAAAGTAATCATCAAATTCAATAGGAAACGGCAGCTCGTCGTCCGCCTCCAGCAGCGTCAGGCGCACCCATTCTCCCAAGTCGCTGCGATACATCCACGTCAGGTTGGCGTTGTCCATGTTAACGACCAGGAACTCGGCCCCCTCAATGCGCTTGCCGCCAGCGTGCAGCGTGATGGGGAAGGTTGCCATTGTGCCCTTCAAGTCCACCAGCCCGATGCGTGCGCCATTGTCCGGCCAAACGGGCAAGTTGATCGTTTGTGTGGACTCGTCGGTAACCATCAGCCGCACATTGGGCGGCGGGCTTTGCCAATCAGACGACGACCAGTTGGCTGAAACCGAGCTAACGCCCTCGGTTCCGACGGGGAACTCAAACAGCTTGGTTCCCACCTTGTTGCCGAAGACACCGGCGATCAAACTATTCAGCTTTGCCAACCCCTCCGCTTGCTGTTCCGCGTTGAGCGTCGCCGTGGCAAGAGCAAGAAGGTTGCTCTCGCGCAAAGCGCCCCGTATGATCGCCAGTGCCGTCGTCATTGCCGGTTACTCCGCTACGCCAACGGCGTCCTTGAGAAGGTCGTAAAGCTTCTCCTTGCGCCAGCTGGGATTGTGAACGATCTTGCGGGTGTTCAACTGCGAGATAATCCACGTTTTCTCGGCCTTTTCCAGCGATGGGAGCGAGAGGATATTGGTATTGTCCACCGGCTGGCCCAACTCGCCGCCCGTGGTTCCGCCGCCATCAACGTCGGCCGTCTCCGGCGCGCCACGGTTGATATTCTCGTCGCCGCCTAGCGTGTGGTCGGCTGCAACAGTGCCAGCGTTCTCAGTGAGGACCGTGGGCCTGCTATCGCGCGGGTTTGACCAATTCGTCGGCCGGTCCTTAGCCGCCAGCTTGTTCGGGTGATCCACCCAACCTTCAGGCACTTCTTCCTCGTGCTGGAAGATTTCTGCCTGCCTGCCGGGGCCGTACCGCCACGAAGGCCATTCCTGATGTTCGTACTTTGGCATTTCAATCTCCTGTTCCCCTTGTTCCGCGCCTCAGCACGCGGAACTCGGGCCGCCTTAAGCGGCTTTCATGATACCAGCGGTGATAAGAGCATCACGCGTGGCCGTAGCATCCGGCGCGGCGGCATAGGCCACCTGATTTTCCGGACGCAGTAACTTGCCGCCGCTGCCGTTATCGTGATAACGGGGCGGGGAGTTGACTGCGTACGCAGCGCCTAGAGTCTGCAGGGCTAGCTGAGCACCCATTGGACGTCTCCTTCTAAATTCCCCTTTGGTAGGCGAGGGCTGGTAGGAAGGGGAACTCGACCCGCCAGCCCTCCAACGACTCGGCTTACGCCGTGCCGCTGAGACGAGCACCCAGTCGCGGATCGACGTTGGTCGTTCCGAACAAGATATCCCACCTGTGCAGGTGAGTATCGTTCGTTCCGTCCGAGGTCTCCCAGTACCGGATGCTGATGCCGGTTTCCTTGTCCGTGCTGTAGGCAGCCCGGCCGGAGCGCGGCATGACCAGCTTCGCGAACGTAAGCTGCAACGCCGACTTGTGGAAGACAGCATTCTGGCGATACGACGTGCTGGCAGTACCCATGAAGGACACAGCCGCGCCGTCGGCCGGTGCCGCGTTCACGGTGGCGTACGCGCCACCAAGAATCATCGGGCACTGGACCTTGAGCGCCGCAATCGCGCCGCCAACGTCAGCCGTCGCATCCTCAAGTACCGTCATCTGGTACAGGAAGGACTGCGGGGCTTTCGTCCGCGGGTTGATTGCGTACACGTCAGCAATCGACAGCACTTCGCCGGCCTTGATAGTGTGGCCTGCGGTCATTCCGTCAATCGACAGCTCCTGAGTGAAGTCGTCCTTGACGGCGTCGTACGTAACAACCTGATTGGCGCCGTTGATAACGGCAGCGCCGGTCGCGGCGCGAGTGCCGGTGGTCAGGTTAATAGCCGACTGCGTCATGTAGGCGTTGGTTCCGCCGATGAGAGGCAGCTCGGCGTCTTCGATCGCAGTACGCGCGATGTCGGACGACGACGGGTGGAAGTTCAGCGAGTTGGACAAAGCCCAATGGTCGTCGACCGAAAGGACGCCAGCCCGGTTGACACGCGGGATGGCAAGGTTGTCAAGACGCTGCGGACCTGCGCTGTAGTCCGTAACCGAGTCGATGAGCTGACCGGGGGTTCCCACCCAATTCGGGAACTCGATGATCTCTTCCATAATCGCCGTATCGACGTACTGCGCCAACGTCGCCGCGTTGGACTGCATGATGGCATCATCAAGCAGCTCATCAACGGTGAGCGTTTCTTCGATCGAGGTGAACTCGATGTCAACACCGGCCTGCCGGTCCAGCGTGACCTCGACTTCGCCTTCCAGCACCGGCTGGACCGCAGCTACCCGACCTTCGCGGACCAGGAACTGCGGTGGACGCCGCGCGAAGATTTTGTCGTTCTTCTTGCGGAATTCATTCTTGAAGGTCGTGGACACCAACTTGCCCATGACCAAGTTGTTCTTCAACAACTTGAGCATGGTGTTGGCGTAGACCTTCGGGGTCAGTAACGCATTAGGCATTTAATCGGCCCTCCTTAGGCCAGTGGCTCTTAACGAGCCTTCTTGCGACGCAGGTGACGATCGGCCCGCTTCTCGAAGTCACTAAAGTCATCGGTTGCCGGGTCAATTTCGTTCACAGCACTTCCACCCTTTGCCCGTGGCGGGGGAGGAGGCGCTCCTGGTGCGCGTTGCGGGACAGCCTCGTCGCCGCCTTCGCCCTTGCGGGCTTTAGCTGCGAGTTCAGCCTTGTACTCAAGTCTGCCAAATTCACGTGCCTGATCCAGAGGAGGCAGCATGGCAATTCTCCGCGACTCCTCTTTGTTGCTCGCCAAGTCCATAGCGATTGCGGGGCCGTACTCCGATGTCTTGATCCCTAGGGTCATTAGATGCGAGCAGAACCACTTGGGTTCACCCGTAGTAGGATCAGGATTGGCTCCTTGTACCACGACTTCGTCGTAGTCAGGGTACAGCTCCTTCGCTTCCTCGACGCGAGCATCGTGCGCTTTCTGAACTTCCGTAACCTGACGCTTTATTTCGTCGGTGGCTACTCGTTCGTCGTAACGCTTGTCCGCCTCGTACCTTGCCAGATCAGCAATGTACTGCGCGTCGGTGTCTCCGTAATGATAATTCGCAGGGTCAGGTCGCCCTGCATCATCCGGAGGGATGTCACCCTGAGGCTGGTTCACGGGAGTACCATCCTCATTAAGGGTTCCATCCGCGCGGCCACGCCAGTACGCGATATCAGCCGCATCCTGTTTACGCTGCTCTTCTAGAGCGGCGAGGCGTGCCTCGGTTGCGTCAGGCTTAGGTTCCGCAGGTTCGGGCGGCGCTGCGCCCTCCTCGCCATCGGCTCCGTCTTCCGATAACGAATCATCCCCTGCGTCGGATGGCTGACGATCATCCACAAACTCCCCGCCATCATCATCAGTGATGACAGCGTCGTTAACTTCGCTTCCGTCCTTGCTGCCGCCAGCGGGCGGTTCAGCGACTGCGGTGCCGCCACCGTCGTCACCGTGGCCATCCGGAGCGCGCATATAGCGCCCGGCTGCGGTTTCGGCGGCGGTCATTGCTAGAAGGCTTGTGCCAATCATAAGGCGACGGGTCATTGCTTGTTCCCCTTACTCTGCTTCTTGGGCCGGGCTGCGCGCCGGGGTGCGCCAGAACGATTTTGATTACCAGAAGGCCGTTCTGGTTGCTGAGCCTTCTTGAGAACTTCTGCTGCGTGAACATCCGGGAACGCTTCGGCTTCCAACTCGGCCTTCTCGGCTTCGGACTTGGCGCGGTCGGCGTCGGCCTCCGCCTTGTCGGCGTCGCTGACAGCCTTGCGCAGTTCCTGCTCTTCCTTCTTGAGCTGGAGCTGAAGCTGCTGGCCCTGCGCCGACTGCATGAACTCCGCCAGCACCGACTGCTTGATCTGCTCGACCATTTCGGGCGGAATCTGCTGGCCGCCTTCTTCGTCGCCGACATCAACGCCCTTGGCCTTCATAGCCTTCTTCAAGCGCTCGGCGATCTCGATGGCACCCGGGAAGTCCTGATACTTGGCAATAAGGTCGGCCGCCAGCCCCATGATGTCCGGCGCAACCTTGATCATCTCCATCATGGCCTGCGCGCCTTCTTGGCGCTGCGTGGTGAACGACGGGCCAGTTTCAACGACCGCGGTGTACTTACCCTTGGATAGATCGATACTTTCCGGATTAGCCGGGTTATTCACTTCAACGAGGCTGTCCTTGTCGGCTTCGTCGATAGACAATAGCTGGCGAATAGTGTCGTAGCAGACACTAAGAAGCTGGTTGACGACGTCACCAGTCTCCGCGATGGCCGCGTTGTGATTGTCATGGTATATGACCGTCGCAACGTCGCCCTCAACCTTGCGCGCGTTGATGGCGCGGCCGGAGACTTCGTTGCTGCGGATGCCGAGGCTAGCGTCGTGGATACCCGACACGTCCTTCATGTCCTGCGCGCACGCCAGTTCCTGATTGATGGCAGCAGCGTTGACCCTCGGCGGCTCAATGCGCTTCGGCTCCTTCATGCCCTGCTTGTATCGCAGCAGCGGGTCCTGCGACAGGTGGGCATTGCGGAAGTCTTCTTGGTAGTCCTCTACCGCTGCGTCCTCGGCCAGCCAGTACGCCTTCGGGGCCATGGCGAGCTCTTCGATCACCACAGCGCGCATATAGCAGCGGTTGCGGATCGGGTCCTTCATCCAACGGGTGAGGCTGTAGCGGTAGCGGTCGTCGCCGACGTTGACGATGCGGCCCTCGGCCCGAATAATGGGGAGGCGATTGATCGGCAGTTCGTACGGCCCGGCAAGGATGTTTGTGCCGGTGACAAGATGCATGCAAGCGTACTTGATGCGCGCTTCTCGGATTAGGGGCTCGCCGGTGCGCGGGTTGATCATAATCTTGTTTTCGGCGACCAGTTGCTCCTTGTTCTCCTCGGTCACCTCAATTATCTGGCCCAAGACATTCAGCGCAACGGTCTTGACGCGCGTCTTCATCTCCCAGAACTCGCATACGCGGGTGGCGTTGTTCTCGTACCAGCCCGCACCGGCCAGCCCTAGCTCGTCAACTAGGGATAGGTCCGGCTTTGCCTTGGGCCATTGCTTCTCGAACTGCGAGTCCGGCATAATGTCTTGAACAAAGACGTGGTCTGCATCGCGGCCCGTTGGTTCAAACGAGAAGCGATCCCAAAGAACCGCCAACGGGTTCGGGATGCCGCCGATGAATATGTCTTGTTCGAAAACGTCGTCCTCTGCGTAGTCAAGATAGACCCTCCAGTTTCCAATGCCACATGAAACCTGATTATCCAAGCCTTGATCGTAAACGCGGTCCGCCTTGCTGCGATACTCAATGCCCTTGATGATGCCAGCGCGTATCTGCGCCTCTTTGGCCGTCGCATCCTTGGCCGGGCGCAGCTTGATGGACGTCTTATTCATCCGGCGGTCGCCAATAACCTGCCCGATGTACTGCGGCAGCGTATTGATCTTCGGGCACGGGCGGCCCTCGCGGGCGGCCTCCACGGCGGGGTCCCAAATCTCGCCGGCGATGAACTTAAGATCGTCCAGCGCCATGTCGCGGTTTTCTTTGTCGTAGTCGTAATCATCCTGGTACGTCTTGCGGACGTATTCCAGATAATCCTCTACAGTCTTGAAGCCTTCCGGCACGTACAACGGATCGACAGCCTCCTCAGGGTTGTCGTCGTCAACGATTGGGGCCAAGTAGCCGTCTTCTTTGTATGCACTAGCCATGAAGCGCCCTTTCGTCGCCATCGCGCTCAAGCCGGGCGATCTCAGCCTCAATCATCTTCACATTCTGGGCATAGCCGGGAAGCGACTTCCCCTTGCCGTCTGTGCGGGCCTTGAGCATGCCCTTCAGTTCTTCGATCCGACCTTCGCCCGCCATGTTACCGATTCCCAAACATTGACATAAGTTGACCGAACATGCCAGCCCCGTCACCGGCTGGCACTCGGGCGCGCTGCTGCTCCAGCGCCTGGAGTTCGGCGTCGCTCATGGCCCCCATGCCGCCGCCCTGTCCGCTGCCGCGAAGATTGCCCTGTGCCGCGCGCTGCTTCTGCATCTCCCGCATGCGGTTGAGATATTGCAGCTTCTGGTTCACGCCATCCCAGCCATTGCCGCCCGGCATGCCGCGCCGCTGCATCTCCTGCATCTCTTGATCGCTCATAGCGCCGAGGCCGCCACCGGGGCGCGGTACGTCAGCTCCGCCGTAGGGAGGAGGTCCGCCGGGCATGCCGCCGCCCGGCAACGTCATTTCCGGCGGAAGCATGGCGCCAACGTCGTAGCCGACTGAGCGCAGCCACTCCAGCACCTGCTTCTCGTGATTGGGGTCCTGCACCAATCCGGCTCCGGCCGGTGCATTCATGTAATTTCCTGGCATCATGCTACCATCCACCCTGCTGAGGCCGACCGCGCTACGCGGGCAGCTCGTGTTGAACGCTCACGGTATCCCTTGATTGATTCCGGCACCTTCTCAAACACCGGGGCCGCAAATGTGAGAGCGACGGCGTCCCATTCGTCAGGGCTGCGCACGCCGCGCTTCATCATGCTCTCCTTCGACTCCAGCAGGAGCCGTTGCTGCATGTCATACTTGAACGAGGGGCCGCAGGCATCGGCTTGAATGCTGTCGCGGTCGGGGACATCGGCGCCGCCCTCCGCCTTTAGCCACTCACGGCTCCTCAACCACATTTCTGCGCGGCGGTTCTTAGGGCCAGGACGAGTCGTTCCATCTTCCATAATGATGTCAGGCTCTAACGGCTCGCTGCCGAAATTGACCGCCGCGCAGACCTTGCTATAGGGCGGACCCCACGAGACAAGGATGTCGTAGATGCCGGCTCCCTGACCGCCAACGTCGATGAAGACCTTAGCCGGGTGCTCAGTATCGATAAGTTGCTTGACCCAGGTCGCGCCCGCCACCGTGTCAAGCTTGTTCTTGCTATCAATGCTCGGAACGCAGCGGCCCTGCCGCCGCGCAACGCTGAACCTATCCTTGCCGAACCGGCTAGGGTCAACGCCGAAGATCAATGGGCCGTGCGGCTCCAGCTTATTCTTGCGAGCGCGCAGTACGTCGGCCGGTTTGATGAAGGAATCGTGTCCAGTGGTCTGGAATGCCTCGGCCGCCGACGCCGGGTACTCCTGCATGAATAGCTGCGGGTCCTTGAGCTCCGCCATCTTGGCCCTTCGCCAAGCCATCTGGCTCAAATCAAGGTCGTACATTTCCATGTACTCGGCTTCACTCGGCGCGCCGTCGGCTCCGCGCTCGTAGCTCAGCTCAAATCCGTCGGGAACGGGGCGGCGATACTCGTCTGACCAGTACCACGGGACGAAAATGGCAATATAGTCACCAATTCCCGCCTCGGCCTGCTGCCAACGCTCGTGAAACTCCCCGCCTATTCCGTTGGCGGTGCTTTCGAGGATGATTTCTGTGCCCGGTTCGTCCGGAATCGCCTGAACCACGCCTGCAAAGTGGTCGGAGGCGTTAGGCCAGAAGGCGCACTCGGAGCCGTGGAAGAGGAAGACGGTTTTCGATCGGCCAACCGCCTTGCTTCCCGCCGTGCCAACAGCGTATCCGCCATCAAGCTTCGGAAAATAGAGCTCTTTAGCATTGGCCTTCCCCGTTTCCGGCTTGAGTGGGGAGTGGTCGTGGTAGCGGCCGACCATCGCGAAGAGATTGTCTGTCGCACCCTGTTCGTGCGTCAGGATATAGGTGTTCGTACCGGGGCCGAGGCTCGTCTTCTGGTAGAACCTGCCGCCAATATACGTGGAGAACCCCTGCTGCCGCGCCTTGAGCAGCAACGCCCGAACCTTGCCGGTCTTGGCGAGCTGCTCTTCCAGGCGGGAATGGACGTAAAGCTGCGCCTTGTTCAGTTTCAGCGGAATGATCGCCTTGTTCTTGGCCTTGATCTTCAGGCACTTCGGCGCGTAGTACAGGAAGTCGCTCTTCAAGCGCGCCAGTTCCCGAAGGGTTGTCTCCAGGCTGCTCATGGACGAATTCCGTCTGCTGTGCAATAGGTTCGCGCTAGGACAAGAGGATCGAAAGCACCCAGAACGCGAGGCCCGCAGCGGTCAAATTGATGTTGCGCTTGGCGATAATGACTTGGCTGTTCACCGCGCCGAGTACGAACAACAGTAAAGCCACGATGAGAAGGATTGTGATCAGCATTTCTCTGCTCCTTGGTTATCTCGGCCTCTTGGCGGCTCAGCCGGGCGGGAGGAAGCATTAACCCGGCTGAGCCATGAGAGAACGTCGATGGTCGAATATTTTTATCCAGGGGTACCTCGTCAAGGCCGCCCTCGCCGCGCGCCGCAACCCCCACCCCCCATGACCGGGCATGACCCGACGGAGAGAGAAAGACACGCCGAAGACCCCG